GTAGCATTCCTTCTCAAGCGGGGTGATATGGTCGAGGAGCGAACCGCTGAATGAGCCGTCAAGTATTTCCTGCTCATGCTCGTCGATTTCACCATCATCTTCCAGAAATGCCGTTTTCCACGCGCTTGTGTCAAAAGTCGCATTATTTACTTCAAGCGCGCCGTTGACAAGCTCGTCAAGCTGCGATGCAAAGCCTTCGACATCCTGTTCGATGTCGTTCTTCTTGAACGAATCAGCGGTCTCCTGTACGGCTTTCGCGATATCCGAGAAGTTTTCCTTTGCAGTTGTCAGTTTTGTCTCGTTGTCCTTGAATGCGTCTGCAACTTTGTCAACACTCTCGGTTATGGGATTTATCAAAGTGCGTACTTCGTCAAGCGATATTGAAATATCTCCGAAATACGAAGCAATACGCTGGCGCTGCATTTCATCATTTAGTGCAATTATACCAATTGCTAACGCCGTGATCCCCGCGATTGCCGCAGCAGTCGGGTGTGCTGTGATCAAACCGATCAACCCGTTATATCCTTTTGAAAAAGCATTTATACCGCGCACGACGCCTGTAACCGTCTTATACGCGAGAATAGCCCCGAGAATATCCATAAGCGCGTTTACAACGCCATTTGCGGAGATTTTTCCGTTGTCCTTGATAAACCCGAAAAATTTACCTATCCCCTTAATAATGTCCTCAATTGTTCTCGTCAGCGGATGACGCTTGAACGCAAGATAAATTTCATTGATTATATCGCGGTATTTCTGCGCGGCTTTCTTTGCGTGCGAGGTATCCGCGTCGAGGTTCACGCCCAGCAAATTTGAGGTGTCAATGCCCGCGTCGGTGGTGTTTTCTTTGTCCTTATCCGAGCTTGCGCCGCTGATGATATGCAGTTCGTCAAAGCCCGAAATAAGGTTGTTGAGCTTTTTCTTGGACTTGTCGGCAGCCGCTCCCATTGAGGTTACTTCGTCGGTGATCGCTTCGGCGTTCTTGGCGGCAGTGGTATCCTCTGCGGTATTTCCACCAAAAAACAGCTCGTTCAGAAACGTGACCGCTTCGTTCGCGAATTGCAGCGCGGGCGTGAGCACATTCATTATAACGCCGCCGAGATTTGTCATAAACTCGTTGATACGCTCGGAAAGCAGCCGCGTCTGGTTTGCCCAGCCCTCTGAAGTTTTCGCAAAATCGCCCTGCGCGAGCGAGGTCTGCTCCAGAAAATATTTGTAGCGCACAAGAAGCTGCTCGTTGGAGCTCATCTCGTTATAGGTCTTGGCAAAGCCCTGCGCCATTGCATACGCGGACAAATTCGTCTGCGTCATTACAACGCCGATAGCCTTTAACGGTTCGGTTTCGCCCGTGATCAAAGCGCGACCTATCGTGTCTACCTCGGACTGCGTTTTATTGTAAAAGGACATAATGTCGGACAGCCGTCCCGTGAGAGTTACCGCCATATCCGAAGCCGCGTCGGTAGCAACGCCCATGCCTTTTGCCATTGCCATGTAAGTGCTGCCCATGTTTTTCGCCGTCAGCTCCGAAATGCCGTAGGTCTCGAGCGCAGTCTTTGAGAACTGCTCCATTTTCCAGCTCATAGCGCCGAACGCCGTGTCAACAACATTTTGCGCTTCGGCGAGGTCGGAGGCTGCGTCAATTGAGCGCTTGCCAAACTCCATAAGCTCCTTAACTCCGAACGCAAGACCTACGGTCGTCGCCAAGCCCTTTATTTTGTTCTCGATCTGTGCCAGACCGTTGTCTATAGGCGCAGCGTTTATCGCTGTGTCTATGCGTATTGAGCCGTCGTAACTGCCCGCCATTTCATCATCTCCTCTGTTTTTGGGTATAACAAAAGCACCTCGTTTTTACAAGGTGCTTTTACTTATTTATTGGTTTTCAACAATCCGTTTGTACTCGTCCACAATTCCTTGCTTTTGCGCATATAGCGTAAAGAAAAAATCATGATGCATCTCATCGTTGTCATCTAAATACCAATATGAGTGCATAATAACGCTGCCATGCCCATCATTGTAATTGCGGTAAATAATCACATATTCTTTCAAATTGTCATCTAAAAGATTACCTATACCATCAGCAATTGCCTTTTCATAAGAAACTATGTGTATTGCGGTTAAGGCAGGTGACACGGTATCTTTTATGGTATGTACCATTTTGGACGTGAAATGTGTTCCTTCCATATAGATTGCGGTTTCCAAATCTACATTATCATTATATTTTGACACTTCACTTTGGATGATAGATGATTGTGGTCGACCTAGCATACACGCGTCAATATCAAAACAATAATCTATTGCATCAATTTTTGCTTGCGCCTCTACATTTTTCTGTTCCAATTCGCTTTTTTCAGCTTTAATAGTGTCTAGTTCACTCTGCAAGTCAGCAATTTCGCCTTGCAGTTTTTCATTATCATATTTTAATGATGTCTTTTCTTCTACAAGAGAATTATACTCGTCTTGCGAAATGCTGGAACACCCTGACAGCATCACCGCCGCCGCGCAGAGTATAATGGAAAAAATTTTCTTCATAAGTACCTCCAAGAAGTTTTCTTCCATTATACACCAACCCGCGAATTTTGTCAACCCTTGAGTTTCCTCTCAAACTCCGCGATACGCGCGCGATCCGCCTCGGAGAGCTGCGGCTTTATGCGGTAACGCTCCTGCATAGCGGCGTATTGCCGCCGCTGCTCGTCGCCGAGCTTGGAGAGATCTGTGCCGCGTATCCCGATAATATCCGAGAGCGAACAGCCGCCGAGATCGCCGAGCATTGCGAGAAACGCGAACCAGTGCAGACGCTCCCGCGCGAGATCGATACCGTAACGCGCGCGGAACGCCGAGTACACTAGCCGATTATCCTGCTCAAAATCGAACGTCGGCGGCTTTCCATCGGGAATATGCTCCTTGTCGGGATCGCCGCCAGACATAAACCAATGCAGCCCCGCTCGCGCGACTTCAATATCATGCGGCACTCCGCTGCCGTAAAGCAGCCGAAGCGCCGTTGCCATTTTCTCCGGCTCTGCCAGATCAACGTCGTTCAGCGCCTCGGAAATCTGCATTCCTATGCGGAAATCGGTGCGTATCAGATAGCCCTCGTATTCGTCGGGGAAACCGTCAAGAATTACGTTCAGCATTGCCCATTCTCCTTGCGCTGTATTTGTTCATGCGTTCCCGACGGCGCTCCGCCTCCTCCTCGAAATACGGACGGAGCGCGTCAAAAAACTGCAAGTGCATTTCAAGCGACGGCAAAATATCGCCGTAAACCTTGCGGCAAGTTCCCTCGCCGAACACCTCGTCAACCGCGTCGCGGAAGTAAATATTCAGCTTGCGCTCCGCCTCGACAAGTTCCCCGGAGCATACGCTCGAGAGCTTGCCTTTGAGCTTCTCCGCAAGCTCTGCGGCAAATTTCACGCGGTCTTTTTCAAACTTTTTTATCATTCCGTAATAGCGGTAAGGCAGGTTCAGATCGTCGAAATCGAGCGTGATAAATTCGCCGTTGTCGTTGACCTCAATGCGTTTTATATTGCGCTGTAAACGTATTTTCTCCATGATATTGCTCCTTATGTTTTGGTGAATGTCACGGTTCCGTCCTCGTCGATCGACGCGGTTCCCGGAATGGGATCGCCGCGGTAATTAAAGGTATAACCTATCGTCAAAGGATCGGAAGCAGAACCGCCAAAATTGTCGATCTGTATAGAAACATTCTGCAGCTCGGCGGGATATGTGCCGCTTGAGCTTTCGTTGAAAACGTCAACGTTCAGAATTTGTCCGTAAGCGTCCGACAGGATTTTTCTCTTGCGGCGTATCTCGTCGATATACTTGAATGTTGGATCATTTTTTGCTACGGACTTGCTTACGGGGATATTCGGCTGGTAGCCCGTGATGTCCGTCTCGGCGGTGTCCTGCGTTACGTCCTGCGTCGTGGTGGTCTGTGGGTTCATCTGCACCGTCATATCGCTCACGTATCTGCCCTCGAGCGCCCAATTGGGCGAGCTTTCCGTTCCTATGTTGAGAAACGTTTTCCAAAGGCTGCGTTTAGCCTTGCTTTCAACAGTCGTTAAATCTGCCATTACAATTCCTCCTTATAATATTCAAGGGCGAACGACCCCTGAAACGTCGTGCCGTCCTCGTCTTCCGAAATAAGCGCGCAGGTGTCGGCGCGTGAAATTTTCTGCACCTGCACGCCGTCAACGCTCGGAAGATTTTCCTCGTCTGTGAGCCAGTCGGCGACGCCGTCAATAAGCTCCTGCGCCGCCAGCTTGCCCGCCGTGTCCAATTCGGGCGAGCGGTAGATCAACGCGAACGGGAACTGCATATCGCGGCTCCCGTCGCAGTACGACTTTATTACAAGCTCGCACTTTGTGTTCAGAACGCTCATTGAACGCTTTTTCGCGTCCATTCCCGCAAACCCGAGCGCCGTCACGCCGTGCTTTTTCAGCAGCGGACAGCTTTGCAATTTGCGGAGTATTGTTTCGGTAAAGTTCATGTTATCTTCCTCCCGCAATACGCCGAACCTCGGCGAGCCACGAGCTTTTATTGACTGCCTTGCTCGCCTCGAAAAACTTCGCACACGCCAACGGATGGCGCGATTTGCTGAAATTGATATTCACGCCGTAATATACCCGTTTCGCGTATGGCGCGGCATATTCGAGCTCGCCGCTGCCTATCACCGTGCCGATAATTCCCGACTTCGCGAGTATTCCCGTGCGCATAGGAACGTACTTGTCGGTGTCCTTGAGTACCTGACTGTCAAGATATTTTTGTGCGCGCTCGATATTTCCCGAAATTCTGTCGCGGTCGTTCCATTGAAACTGCGCGTTTACATTTATCATCTGCACGTCACCTCCCAATGCTTCAGACTGCCGAAATCAAACGTTTTCACGGACATTATGCGGAACGTTTCCGCTCTTGCAGTTAGCTCCGCGAAGCTGTCCGCTGCTCCTGTATCGCCGACAGCAACTAAATCTCCGACAACAAAAGACACGTCGTTATGTCCCGAAAACGGAACAATTAAAAGCAGCTCGTCTGCGTTTTTATCACCCTCGGCAGCCTTTTGCACGCCGCGCGTTTTCTCAACGTGAACTCCCGTCAGCAGCCGCGGAATAAGCGTTTTCTTGAAGTCCTCTTCAACGGTATTGTAGAGCGTTACCATGCCGCTGAATTTCATTCCCTCGCCACCCCTCTGTACAGCCACTCGGCGGGCAGCCAAACGCGGCACGCCGCACGCGCGTAATTAAGCTCGGACGTGTTTTCGGAATTCGCGTAGGTAACGCTCCAAGAGCCGACGCTCTCCGATTGCTTGACCTGCCCGCCGCTCTCGGAGATCGCCGAAAGAGTGTCGCAGAGCTCGCAGCAGCAGCGCTTCACGCGCTCGTCGTCTGCGTGCTGCAAAGCGCGCCCGAATGTCAGCCTGTCGATATACGCCGAGGCTTTCACGGCGGCGTTTTTAAACGTCTGCTTATCGAGACAGCCGCCGTAAACGTCGCGGTAGTACGGGTAATTCGCGAAGATCATTCCGCAACACTCACTCTCATGGTCGCGAGTTGCTTATCCTTGACCCAAAGATCGTGGAATTTTCTGTACTCGATAGTCCAAGCGTCCGCGCCCTGTGTCGTCGCGGGATCGAATATCTTTACACCGTCAGTCTTGGAGACCGCGATCGGCACGCTTCTCGGGCAGATGATCCAGTTGATGAGCTTTGCCGTCTCGGTTTTCGCAAACCCGAAGCCCGCCTTGCCGTCGTTGAACGTGTACTCGCTGTACATTCTGTCGCTCGGCACACGAATAATCGGATATCCGTTGAACGTTCTGACCGTGAGATCGACGCTGCCCTGCTTGAACGTGCCGACATTTATCTGGCGCTGGAGCTTGTCGGAGCTGTCAAGAATATCCGCGACGGGGTACGGCATGACGATCACCAGATCGGCAGCGCCGCACTTGTCGCGGATCGCGGTAATGTCGTTCTTGAGCTTGCTCAAAATCGTAGAGGACGCGGGGGAGTAGCCCTCCGCAAACCCCGCCTCATTCGCGAGCTTGTACAGCTTGCTGTAACGGTAAGCGTCGATCTCGGGGATAACGTTCTCGCTCTGGAACGTACTCATAGCCGCCGTCGCGTTCGCGATAAAGCCGCTCTCGTCGACCTCGATACGGTCGAGCAGAAACTGAATACCTCTGTCCATTTCCATGGTTTTTGTCTGATATTCGAGCGACACCTTGCCGCGCGGATATCCGTTGTTGCGGTCATAGTCGCCCAGACCGTCAGTCGAAAGCGTGGGTATCTTGATATCCCTGCCGCCGCTGTACTTCACACGACCCGCATTCGCTTCCATCCAGCCCGAGGTCGCGCCCTCGATAAGCTGCTGATCGCAAGCCTGCTGGAATAATGTTACTGTCTCAATATTATTAGGCATATTTCCTCCTTATTTCAATGGCAAAAGCTCGCACCGTTCGCTTCGCTCACTAGCCGATCGGCATTGCCTCCGCTCCGCTCGCTTTGCTCGCTCCACTGCGTCAATACCGATCGCTTGCGACTTTTGCCGCTGCAACTTTTGTTTGTTGTTTTAGTCTTTTTTCAGCCCGAAGCCGCTGAAAATCTGCGATTCGAGATTATTCGCGTCTGCGGAAACGTTCCCCTGCGTGCTGCCCATAAACAGTTCGGGAGTGTCTTTCGCAAACACATCGGGCTCGTTTTTCTTCAGCTCCTCGAGATACTCCTTGCCGCCGATGAAAGCGCCGTTTTCGAGCTTGAAGCCCTTGCTCTTGAACTCCTCGAGCACGGATTTTTTCACGCGCTCCGACGCGAATTTGTACCCCGACAGCAGCTTTTCGGCGGCGTAGTCGGTCTCCTGCGTGGCGAGCTTTTCCGTCGCCTCCGCGTACTTCTTGTTCAGCTCGTCAAACTGTTTTTCGAGCTCCTCCGACTTGTTGCTCGCCTTGAGTTTTTCAAGATCGCTGTCGCGTTCGGCGAGCTGCTTGGTGAGCTCATCGAGCTTCGCGGCGTTCTTGGACGCGTCGTCAGCCGCAACAAATTCCTTGCCGACAACCTCCTCGATCTGCTTTCGCTGATCCGCCGTGATCGTCACCGCGAATATCGCCGAAAGCACCTGCATTAGTTTTTCCATTGCAATTCCTCCTATAATTTGATATAATAAATGCGCCCTTTTTCAAGAGCGCGGTTTATTTGTTTTTATCGCGGAATGCAAATACATTTCGCGCAGAAAAAAGCGCCTTGCAATCAATTGCAAAACGCTTTTATCAGTAAATGACATTGCTTTCATACTCCATTACATACGGTTCGTTGTCGTCGAGAGCTTTATTTATCAGCTTGACGATTTCCTCGTCAGCCACGCCCTCAAAGCACATGACAGGGAAGTTGTCACCAAATCTTTCTGCATATTCCTTGAGCTTCTCATTTATCATATTACCACCTCACTAATTTTCATTCATAAACTTTATTATCTCCAAAAATTTATCATACGATTTCGGAAGATATTGTTTGATCAGCTCCAAGCTCTGCGGGTTTGCAACTGTCGCGCTGAACATTTCCGCAAACGCTTCTGTTGCGAGAAGAGCACCGTCGCTATCCCAATATGATTTGCCGTGACCAACGCCGCAGCTGATTTTTGCTTTTGTAGCGCCCTCTAAAATGTCAGACAAATCGGAATAAGCAAGCATCTCATGATTTTTAACGATCGTATTTTGTAAATGCTGATATGCGGCGTTTATGGAGTATTTTGGAGCGCCGCTAGCCCATACGCCGTTTTTCTTAAAGAAATCATACGCCCAATCGCTTACAAAGTAATTATCATGCAGCCATTCGGGATCAGTTCCGTAAATTTTAAATTCTTCCTTTAACCGTTTGCTTTCAGCCTTAATATAATCGGAGACCTCCTGCTTTATGGTTTTAGGAAATACGCCGTCTTGATAATTCCTTGATATGCCGTAAAATGCACCGTTTTCAACCTTGTTTCTGCACATGGTGTCAATCGCGTGACCGCTTTCATGAAAAGCAGTCTGATATGGCGTGTGTATTCGGCTTCCCGCTTTGTCAACACTTGTATTAACATAGATTTTAGCGTTCTGACCAATACCTTTACAACAGCCGCGGCTATTATAATTGGGATCACCGACTTTAATGTCAGACTGATATTTCTGCCAGAATGACTGAACATCGGTGTTTTCGCATTTGTCTACAAGATCAGTCATGCTGTCATAATATTCTTTACCATATTGTTTTGCAAGATCGCAATCGTTGTTTCTTTTTATTATACCACCATTCCCGCCGTTTGTCAAGGTGATCTGCGCGTTTTTGAAAGCGTTCTGCTTTCTCGTGACTGCGCCCGTCTTGGCGGCGAGATGACGGTCATACCCCGCGACAAACGTCCGCTCATATTCGGTGTACGTTCCCGCAGCTTTGCAGAAATCCTCGTAATAGTCCTTTTGCCGCCGCAGCTTGATACTCGCGGCGGTGAACGCGTCTTTATCCCCGACAGCGTCCGCGACGATACAGCGGTCTTTTTGCCGCCGCATGGAGCGCTCCATTTTCCGCATTTGCCGCTGCGCTTCGTAGGCGGTGTATTGCTTGCCCTCGTAGGTGAACGGCGGCGGATCGAGCGCCTTTAATTGCTCCTCGGTGTAGGACGGCTTAGTCACGCCCAGAATTATCGGATAAGCGGAGTGTCGGCAGTTGTAGTCGTTGATCAGCGGCAGCACGATCGTCTCATACTGCGAGTCGGGATATTGTCGCCCCTGATACACCGCGTGCGACGGACGCGCCCCGATGTGCGCGGATATCTCCCAACCGTCCGCGCCGAACTCGGCGGCGTTCTGCTCGGATATCTTCTGTGTCAATTGCGACACACTTGTCATCAGCGCGCGCCGCACCGCGACTTCAATTCGGTCGGAGCGTCCGCTCGCGTAATAGACCGTCCGCAGTCCGCTGTCCGCGAGCGCGAAGCACGCCTGCCGAACCGCCGTATTGTAGTCGCAAACGCCCGTCATAACTTTCATCTGAGCCATATCCATTTGCTTGCGGAGAAAATCGGTCGCGCTGCCGTAGACCATGCGACCGTCGGCGGTTTTCTGCGCGAACCCGAGCGTTCCCGTGAGGTTTGTGCAAAGCCCGCGCGTCTGCTTGATCTGCGCGTTTATTAGCTTTTGAAGCTGCTCCGTGCTTCCCTCGTTCACGCCGAGCATTCGCCTGTCGAACTCGTCGGACTGCTCGGCAGCAGTGCGTATAAGCTCCTCAATTTTTGCCTCAGCAACGCCGTTTATACGCGCGAGCTCGGCGGTTATTGCGTCCGTCGACATTCCCAGTGCCTTTGCGCGGTACATCAGATACTCGGCGGTATCGGTAATTTTCGCCGCTTCGGAAATGCGCAAAGCAATATCTTGCAAAACAAAATCCGACAGCTCCGAATAAATATCCGTCAGCGGCTTGGGAATGCTTTGAAGCTGTTTCGGCGTGAGCATTATTCATCACCGCCGAAAACCGTTGTCATTTCGGGGAGCATTTCCCGCGCCTTTTCAAGCGGGACTCCGAAGTACCAAGCATTGAACTCCTCGGGCTTGAGCAGTCCCGCCTGAACCATTTGAAAACGCCTCGAAAATTCCGTGCCCGTGTCCTCGAAAACGCTGTCGCCGAACTCGATCGCGGGCTCTCCGTCGGTAACTTCAAGCCCGTAGAAATGTGTCAGATTTGAAACAATAGTGCCGAGCGTTTCAAGCACGGGACGAAGCTGCCGCTGGAGCTGCGCGACGGTGTTGTATGTCGTCCTGTCCTCGGAAAGTACCTGCGTCGCCGTTACTAAACCCTTTGCGCTGTCGAACGTGAACGTTCCGCACGACACACCGATCTGCACCTCGTACAGCCGCAGCTCCGTGTTTATTGCCGCCTTGTGAGCCTCCTCGCGAATTTGCGGCGCGTAAGCCATTATCTGCTGCTCCATTGACGATGTGCCGTCGCCCTCGATCTTGACAAAATAGTCGTCGGGAATACCGCTGCTGTCGTGCAGAACGGTCTCGTCGGCAAATATTTTCGCGCTCATTTTTCGGAACTCCGCAAGGTATTCGGAATGCGCGCGGTCTATCTCGTGCAGCGTGCCGACGGAGTTCGCGAAAATGCTCACGGGGAGCGCGCTGTCAAGATCAATATTGTTCGCGTAGGGCGTGCGGAATGTCGCGATCATCGGTATTTCCGACGGTATTTCGCCGCCCTCGGAAAGCCCCTCCCAGCGCGGTATCGCCGACAATTCAACGCGCTCGCGCGTGCCGTAAATATATGCGGAATTACGCACGGTATGTGTCCCGTTTTTGAAACAATGCCACTCGCGCCGCTCGTAAATTTTCCCCTTGAATTTCACGCGCTCGAAAAAAATTCCCTCGGTTATCCGACCGTTCTCGTCGAGCGTTATCGGCAGAAAATCCCGCGACGTTCCAACATCGAAAAACACCTCTCCGGAGCGCGCTATGTACGGCTTTATAACCGTGTAACCGCCCACCAGAGTAAGCTGCACAAGCCTGTCAAGGCGCGGTAAAAGGTTCTTCTGAACGAACGAATTAAGGCGCTCGTCGGGCAGCTCGAACTTGATCTCGCTCGTCACAAGCTGCGCCAGATACGCGGTAGAAACGTACGCCGTCGGCAGCGGCTTGAAGTTTTTATGCGTCGCCGCCATTGGCAAAGTGCCTTGAAAAATATTCCACCATTCACGGTTTTTTTCGCGCATTAACGGGCTATGCGCGGTTTCAATTTTGGTGATGTCCGCAAACTCGTCCATACTATCGCCGCCTTTTTTAAAGCCGCTGAAACGGCTTTTTATAAGCTCTGAAATCCTCATTATTTTTCGCTCCTTATAAGCTGCGGAATAAATCTCTCGAACGAATATTCAAACGCGTCCAGAGTATCAATATCCGAAGTTCCGTCATCGAGACGTTCTTCTTTGCCGATAATTTTGTCGTTCCAGACCGCGCCCTTGAACGCGTTCACGAGCGAACCGCATTCCTCCGAAACAAGCCGGAAACGTCCTCCGCCCATAAGCATTGTAGACGCGCGGATACGGTCATTGATCTCGCGTTTTCGCGAGTTTTTCACGACGATCCCGAGCGGTCGCAGAGCCTCGCGCAAGCCCGCGATAAGCGTCTGCTCGGCACTGTCCGCGTAGACCGCAGATATCTTCCCGTAACGCTTGAGCATACCCTCACAGAACACGCGAACGCGCTTGTAGAGCGCTTGCGGGGTCATATCCGCAGCGGGAATGCGCTCGCTCTTCAGCGCGTATAATTCGCGCATATCGTGAGTTATTCCCGTGCATACAAGCGCGTGCTGTGAGCCGTTTCCGCCGAAGTCCAACCCTATATTGACGTACTCGAACGACGGAATTTCCGCCGCGTAAAACGTCGTCGGAGCGTCCGAAAAAATCTTGTATATAGCGCCGTTCGCGACCACCCAGTCGCCGCATATAAAGCGGTCGTAATACACGCCCGTGTATTCCTTTTTCAGACTTTCAACGTAATCAGCGGGCAACGTTGTGTTGTCGTCGATGTGGAAAAACATTCGGAGCAGATCGAGCTTTTCATTTTTCAAATAATCCGTAAGCAGCCAGTGCGTCGGAACGTCCGGATTGGTCGTCGCGATCAGCTTTGCCCCGGGCGCGGACAGACGTGAAAGCAGCATTACAAAGAAGTCTTTCGGGAACAAAGTAAGTTCATCGCAATAAGCGCCGCCGAGCGTTATGCCGCGTATTTTGCCCTCGGAACGCATATCGTTCGCACCCTCGAGCATAATTTTTCGACCGAACAAAACGCCCTCTTTTGTGGAGAGCGAGAATGTGAAATTACGTTCGCCGACAAGCTCCTGCAAGGGCAGCAGACAATTTCGCTTCAGCGTCTGAAGAGACTTCGCGCACATCATATACTGGTATTCTTTCGGTCGGCTTGCCACCCAGACCGCCCACAAAATAAGCGAGATCCAAGTCTTTCCCGAACGCACCGAGCCCTCGAGAATATTCAAACGCTTCAGCTTATTTTGTTTGAACGCGCGAATAAGCTCGTTCTGCTTCGCGGTAAATTCGATTTTACCCATTTTTTATCGCCTCCAGAATTTCGTCGAGCTTGCCCCCGCCGTCGCCGGAAACGCCGCCCGTCCGCGAATATTCATCGGACTTTTTATTTATAAGGTAAAATTCCATTGCGGCGTTTGACGGCGGGATATGCTTCTCGGCAGTTTCCACGGTTTTTACGCCGTTGACAATTTTTGTTTTGTGTTCCGTGACCGTGTAGCCCGTCGCCGCTCTGATCAGCGCCTGTTCAACCTCGGCGGCGAGCAGCTCCGAATTTTCCGTAAGCATCTCCGAAATTCCGGTGAGACGCGATTTTATTTCGGAAATCTTTTTCGCGCGCTTTGCGGGATTATTGGTAGATAAAAACGCCTCGACAAGCTGCTGTACCGCAGAGGTCGGGGCGCTGCTGTTTAATTTTTCATGCTCCGCGATCGCAACCCCGAGAGCCGCGATACTTTTCTTTTTTCTGCTCACAATACCACCTCGGTTTCAGATATACCGTTTTAAGCGTTATAGACCCTTTTCAGAGCGATGTTTTATAATTTTAGGGGAAACTACCCTCTCGAAATCTGCCCGCACTTAAAACGCGTTTTGGCGCGTATTTTTTGAGGGTATAGCTTCGCCCTTTGCGCACGGAATTTTCCGGGCGTACGCGTTGGTTATTTTTCGCCGCCGCGGAGCGTATCACGCGTTGACGGGCGGCGCGTCAAATTCCACGGAGAGCACTATCCTGTGCTTTTCGCCGTAGAGCGTAACGTCCGCCGAGGCGCGTTTTCCGCGCCGATTGAATTTAACGATCTCATGGTCGAGATTGGTAAGAAATCCGCTCGTAATATGCAGTGTTCCGCAGGAAATATATCCGCGCGAAACGCCGACG